TTCTCATGGCACTTAAAGAGGTAGTTGATGAATTAGAATCTGAAGTTTATTCAGATACTGAATCATACGTTCCTAGTATTAATCCACCCAAAGATACTTACGCAAGTTATGATGAAGTTTTAGGTGACGACGATGGTTACCCAGATTGATATGGATGAAAACAAATGGTTAATCAAAAATATCAAAGAGGCACTCAAACAACCTTTCAATTATAATATTGAGGAAATGGAGTATCTTAAAGAACAACTGCGAGAAGCAGAAGAACGAGAAAAAAACTTAACGAGAGGTAAAGGATTCGGATGAGTAATGTTAAACTAATATCTGTTTCTAAAGGAGCAGGTGAACTTGAGGGCAAAGATGCCCAAGAAGTTATTACTTATTGTGCTCGTGTAAGTAACCCAAACAATCAAACTAAGTTTGATACTTCTGCTGGTCTTTTGAAGTATTGTATTAATCATAAACACTGGAGTATCTTTGAGCAAGCAGATATGACGCTGGAAATCAATACCACTCGTGGTCTTGCTGCTCAGGTGTTGCGTCACCGTTCATTTACATATCAAGAGTTCTCACAAAGATATGCTGATACGAATAATTTGGGAGAAATTAAAACTCCAGAACTTCGTAAACAGGATGTCAAGAATCGTCAGAACTCTACTAATGATCTTGATGAATTTACAAAGCAGAAACTAGAAGTACAAATGAAAACTTTGTTTTCTTCTGCTGAGGCACTATATGCACAGATGCTCGAACTTGGTGTCGCAAAAGAATCTGCCCGTTTTGTATTACCATTGGCAACTCCCACCAGACTCTATATGAAAGGTTCTGTGAGATCGTGGATTCATTATATTGATCTTCGTTCTGCACATGGAACTCAGAAAGAGCACATGGACATTGCAGAAGAAGTCAGAGTAATATTCAAGGAACAATTCCCTGATATTGCAACCGCTCTTGAGTGGTGATAAATAAATTACCTAAGGAAAAGTATGGCAACGTATCCTGTTATTCATAAAGAAACTGGAGAACAAAAAGAAGTCGTAATGAGCATCACTAAATGGACAGAGTGGTGTGAAGACAACCCAGACTGGAAACGCGACTGGTCTGATCCATCAACTTGTCCTCAACCTGGAGAGGTTGGAGATTGGCAAAATAAACTAATCCGTTCTAAACCAGGATGGAATGAAGTTCTAGAAAGAGCATCAAAATCACCAGGATCTAAAGTAAAGAAAATTTCTTAAACACATGCCCAGAAAAAAAGATTCTCCAATTGGAGTAGGAATGACGGCTAAACAAATGAAGAGAAAGAAACCAATTAATTCTGATTTCTTACTTGACATAAAACCTCTTACAGAAAATCAAGAAAAACTCTTTGATAACTATAAAAAAGGTAAAAATATCTTTGCGTACGGAGCAGCAGGAACAGGAAAAACCTTTATTGTTCTGTATAATGCACTGAAAGAAGTTTTAAATGAAAGAACACCTTATGAAAAAATTTATATTGTTCGTTCTTTAGTTTCTACTCGTGAAATTGGTTTTCTACCAGGAGATCATGAAGATAAATCTGCTCTTTATCAGATTCCTTATAAGAATATGGTAAAGTATATGTTTGAGATGCCATCAGACGCAGATTTTGAAATGTTGTATGGTAATCTTAAAGCACAAGCAACTATTTCATTCTGGTCTACTAGTTTTATTCGTGGTACAACATTTGATAATGCAATTTTGATTATTGATGAATGCCAAAACTTGAATTTTCACGAACTTGATAGTATAATAACTCGTGTTGGTGAAAACACCAAAATTATGTTATGTGGTGACGCATCACAATCTGACTTGACTAAAACTTACGAAAGAAATGGTATTCTAGACTTTATTAAAATCATCCGTAATATGGAAGATGAGTTTGGAATCACTGAGTTTGGAGTAGACGATATTGTCAGGTCTGGTTTAGTCAAAAAATACATCGCTACTAAACTTGCCCTAAATATTTAAATACTCAATGTTTAATCATGTCAATTTGAATCTTCCTAAACTTAGTCGTAAGACGGTTGATGGAGTCAGATATTACCAAGTAGAAGATGGTGGTGAGATGCTAGATTTAGTGTCCATAACCTCTGTTACTAGTCATAAGAATAGAGCAACGTTTGCAAAGTGGAGAAAAAGGGTTGGTAATGTAGAAGCTGACCGTATCACAAAAGCGGCTACAAGTCGTGGTACTGATATGCATACTCTTACAGAGTATTATTTAAAAAATGAGCAAGCACCTACAGATGTATTACCTATCTCCAAATTGTTATTCAATGTAGCAAAACCTTTTCTGGATAGTATTACTAATATTCATGCATTAGAGTCATCAATGTACAGCAAAGAACTTGGCATTGCTGGAACTGTTGACTGTATAGCAGAATATGATGGTGAACTTGCTATTATTGATTTCAAAACTTCCAAATCACCCAAACCGCGAAAGTGGATTGACCACTATTTCGTACAGTGTTGTGCATATGCATGTATGTTGTATGAACTTACTGGAATTACTGTAAAAAAGTTTGTTATTATCATGGCATGTGAAGATGGAGACTGTGAAGTTTATATCGAACGCGACAAATCAAAGTATATAAAAGAATTAATCCAATACATCCAAGAATTCATCAAACACAAACTAAAAGAATATGCCTAAAGAAACCCTAGATGAAGTCCTAAAAGAAAAATTCATGTGCAAACAGAGTTTTGCTCTTGAAATTGAAACCATTGCTACACAGGAGAAAGTCAATTACATTGACGCAATTATTTTATTTTGTGAAAAGAATGAAATTGAGGTTGATTCTGTGACAAAATTAGTATCTAAACCACTGAAAGAAAAATTAAGATGGGATGCCTCGCAATTGAATTTTCTAAAGAAAACAAGCCACGCAAAACTACCTCTATGACTGCTTTTGATTGCTACAAAACATACTTAGCGATCAAACAACACTTCACTCAACCTACATACGATTATTTCCGATATCATGGTGCTACTTCAGCATCTGTGTCTTCTTTTAATAGAAGGAAAGATAAGTATTTTTTTGAGAAAATGTCTCGCCAGAAAACTGATAGTGAGATTAAAGAATACTTTGTATCAAACTTTGTTTATCCGTCTAATCCACAATCAGTTTGGATTGGTCAAATTATCAAAGAAGGTGAAACTAATTATAATACATGGTTGAAAATCAATCAAAGTCTTGCTTACCATTATAAAGGAGATCTAGAGATATTATTTGATACTGAAGACTTTAAAAGTGTGATGGAGTGTAGAGGTCATCCAACATTGCTAAAAAAATACTTATCTGGTAGAATTAACTTGGAGACTCTGGTTATTATGAACAAGATTCTTAATTTTGTTCCTTATTTTGATAATAAACTAAAAGATCCTGTATGGGAAACCGTAAGTTTAAAAATTAAAAAGTATACTCCCTTCCTAAATATTAATGTGTTTTCGTGTCAAAAAATGCTAAAGGAGGCAACAAGTCAATGAGTGAGTTTTTCGATTCTAAAATCGTACAAGAGTCCTTGAAAGAAATTACTGATATTCAAGAAGAGATATACAATTCTCTCTTCACTTATCGGACATTTAATGAAAGTGACAAAGAATATCATATTGACAAGTTGCGTAGTCTTATTGAAAAACAAAAAATTATGTATGCAAGACTAAGTTTAACAGACGATCCTGAAGCAATTGCACTTAAAGAAAAGATCCAACAATCAGCAATGATGCTTGGATTTCCTGAAGGCACAAGCATGTCAGAAGTATTCGACACAATGGATGAGACACTCATACGAGTGATCAAAACCAATGGACTTGACATCTGACCAATTATCCACTATAATAACTAAATCCGTACAAAAAAACACAGGCCAAATCTAATGTCTTTTTCAAATCTCAAAAAACAATCTAAACTTGGTTCTCTTACTAGTAAACTGGTAAAAGAAATAGAAAAACAAAATAAATCTTCTCAGGGTGGTTCTGGCGATGATCGCTTATGGAAACCTGAAGTAGATAAAGCAGGTAACGGTTATGCTGTTATCAGATTCCTACCTGCACCCGATGGCGAAGATATGCCATTCGTAAAGTTATATACTCACGCATTTAAAGGTCCTGGTGGATGGTATATTGAAAACTCCTTGACAACTCTTGGTGGTAAAGATCCTGTATCTGCGTACAATTCCGAACTTTGGAATAGTGGTACTGATGCTAATAAAGAAATTGCCCGTAGTCAGAAACGTAAACTCTCTTACTACGCAAACATCTATGTAGTGAAAGATCCTACTAACCCTGAAAATGAGGGTGGTGTATTCTTATTCAAATTTGGTAAGAAGATCTATGATAAGATCCTTGCTTCTATGCAACCTGAATTTGAAGATGAGGAAGCAATTGATCCTTTCGATTTCTGGAGAGGTGCTAACTTCAAACTGAAGATCAAGAAAGTTGCAGGTTACTGGAACTATGATTCTTCTGAGTTTGCTGCTGTTAGTCCACTTTTAGACGATGATGATGCTATGGAAGCAATCTGGAAGAAAGAACATGGACTTGCAGAGATCATTGGTGCAGATCAGTTCAAGGATTATGCAGTTCTTGAAAAACGTATGAAGACTGTTTTAGGTCTAGAAGGAGCAGTGCGTCGTCCTGATCCTGAAGTTGCTGATGAAGATGATAGTAGAGGTCAACTAGAAGACTATAGTGAAGGTTTACATCAAAAGGTTGAGACACCTGCGATACCAACACCATCAAATGATGATGACCTTGACGATATTATGGCAAAGTTCCAGAAACTTGCTGAGGCTTAATAAGATCCTCTCTTTGTTTTTGCATTTCTTCGTTGAGAAGAAACAGTATACTTATATGCTGTTCTTAAATCATTAATAAACAATCCTAAGAACTGAGGTTTTAACAAATAAATCTCAGTTTTTTTATTGTTTTCTTCAAATTCATATGCTAGGTTAGAAACACTCTTTACTGGATTTACTGAAACTCCATTTAAATAAATTGTAAAATTAGAATCAACCCATTTACCTTCAGGAACTATTAACTTATCATTAGTATCTTTTAATTCAGTTGTTTCGTAGTGATGAATGTTTTGAATATTGTTTTGACCATACTTTCTGTAGATGAAGTTATAGAAGTCTTCTCCTCCTAGTGGCCACTCATCCCTTAGATTAATAATATTATTAGTTATTAGGATAACATAGTCCAGTTCTTCATCTTTATAATATTCTAAGGCAACCTGATCGGGTCTAACTCCATCTGGAATAATAAACCTGTCAAAATTAGTAACATCATTATAAACCTCATCAACGAGTTTCATTCTCTTGAAGAGGTTTTTAGTTTTTATATACTCGTCTCTTGAATTTCTATAAGTTGAAAAGGGACTTTGAAATTCAAAATCTGGTAGTTCTCTGAAGTAACCCATTAGTATCCTGTTCCTCGTAGACCTTCACCAGTGTCATAATCTTCTTTGTAAATTGGGTTAAGTTCTTGAAAAGTCAACATTAATTTCATGTGAGTTGGTGTTGCATCTTCATATGTACTATACTGTCCACTCTCAGTGTAGTTTACCATAGCAGACGTTAGTGCAGAAACTTTGTGTCTCTTCAAAAATCTATGTGGTTGAGATCCTGTCATGAATTCAACTTTCCATACATCTGGAGTATTTAAGAAAACTCCTTCTCCACCCTTTGATGTAGACATACATTGTTTGAAAGTTCTAAGAATTTGTTTAATTGTTTGACCTTCTTTTGGACTTCTTGGGATCAAGTCAAACTCATAAGAAAATTGCCTTATAGAAACACCACTGAATAGTGATTCTTTGTTTTGATTAACAATTTTTCCCTGAGTTCTTGAAAGAATACTTTGTGTATCAACATTTCCACCTAATGCATTAACAGACTGTGCTGCCATTCTATTTTGAAACTGTTTGATGAGGGCACCATCAGATCTACCAATT